ATATCCTTCATAGCCACCTTTCTTATAAACAAGAATATCCCAACCTAACTGCTGAACTTTTTGTGCAGTCGGCTCCATGATGTTTAAGTACGCATTGTAAATATAATTTGATGCACTTTCTCCCTGCTTACGTGCATCTTGGAATACTTGCTTACCTACTGCTTGATTGTTTATCTGACCTGAATCTAATGCGTTAGAACCAATGATAGTAACAAGCTTTTGATATTCTGCTTGCCATTGACCTTCAATCTGCTGAAGTTTATTTGAGAAGTTTACATTGTTAGGAGTGATAGGTGGTTGTCTTCTTTCTTCGCCATCGTCACCGATACTCTTGTAATACATATTACCTGTTTGTAGGTAAATACCGTATAACTGTAACGGAGAAACAATTCCTATACCCGAACCTAAGTCAATATCAGATAGTCCTGCAAAATCTATGTTAGAACCATCAGGAGCAATCGTAGCAATAATGTTTTGGGTTTTAAGATTCAACAACTGCATCATCTTAATGCTTGGTATCATTGTTTCCATCAATGGCGTATTTACCATCTGATTGTTATTGTACATATAAACCGTATATGGAGAAAGTATCTCTGTAAGATTCTTCTCTGGCTTAATCATGTTTTTACTCAATCCCCATTCAAGAATCTTATCGGTATTTATGATGTAAGCACCTGTATAACTAACGTAATACGGTTTTGATTTTTCATAAGTCTTACCTTCTTTTATTTCTTTTGCAGGGTCTAATATCTCCTTGCCAAACCTGTCTATGTTTTTTTCATAGTTTAGATTGTAAAGTGTTTTGTAAGTTAAGTTACATACTTGAACACGATAAGAATCGTATGGCCTTGCAACAGCATTTAACCACACATAAGACCAGTTATAAGTCCATAGTGCGTTATTATACATGCCTGAATGGTCACGAGCTAAATCAAACAATTCGTTTTCTGAAAACTTGCCCGGATATTTTAATCGTATATCGGTGATAGTCATGTAATCAACTTCACCTTGCCATTCCCAATCCCTCATATCATTCCACTCGGAATATGATGTGATAAAATTGTCTGGCTTAACCCACTTTATTTTTACTCTACCATTGGGGTCTATGTATGTTTTACTAACAGCATACCCACAATTAATTAAATCATCAAAAATCCTATCCTTAATTACCTTGCTCCATTTGTTGTCATAGAAAACAAGATTAATCAAGTTCTCCATTACTACCTCTTCACGTTCTTTGTAGTTAAAGCCAAACTCAACATCTAATTCTTGCTCATCTTCAGGGTCTGTATCTTTAAAATCTTCTAACTCAAATCCAGCGTCTTTTTGCAAAGCCATGATTTCATCCTTATTCTTCATCTTGAATAAGGCTTCATTCTTTGCTTTCTCTTTTTTTGATTGGGTGAATGGGTCAATAGAAACACAACTTATTTTTTCTACTCGCTGCAAGTACCTATCCTTTAGACGATTAAGGAAAGGAATAGCAATAGGACTTGGAGTATATTGCAAATTTATTACAGATAATTGTCCATCGGCATCAATAATATCTTTATATTCAGACATTGGTTGTTTACCAACAGAGAAAGACCGATTGTAATCAAATCTTTGTTTTCTTACTACCCAAGATTCTGAACCATATCCTGATTTCCATCTTTCATAACAAGCTTTTAAAACTGAATAACCAAAGGCTTCGGAATCTTTTTGCTTGTCTGAATCTAGTGTATTTGGTAGTGATGACTCGTATATAGGCATAGTAAATTAATAAAAATCGTTTATCAAAGATAAAATAAGTTTTAATTGTATTTTTGTGCTATTGGTTTTTTAAAAACGTGAAATATTTTTAATTTGCTATTATCCAACTTTTTAACAGGTAAAGCATGCTCCTTTAACCCCATTAGAGAATAACCCCAAGCCATACAAGCATCATAATCTGTACGTGAATTAATATTAAAATTAACCATATCTTTCAGTAATCTTAGAAACTTAATTTTGTGCATATTATTCAATGAATACTCTACCATCTCCGTTAAGTGCTGTTCCCTCGCTTCTTTATCTTGTGGGGCGATACCATACACCTCTGAATTGTTTGACCGCTTTGTTGTTATTAAATAACCATGCTTCTTATGTGATTCAAGTGGTGAAGCATATCTTTTCATGATAGCATAATCCTCCCAATCCGTAGGGCTTCTTTCTGCAAGCATCTTAATTCCAAAGTATTCAAGTCCGTAAAATATTTGGTTATGAAATTCATCTTTTGTCTTTGGTCTACCTAAAAACATAGCAACAGGCATGTTTGATGTTTCAGGACTTAACGCATCATACCTCTTGTGGATTATGCAGCAAGCATCAGAACCTTTCTCTACTGTTTGTTTAGCATTAGCAAATGTATCAAGACCAGATGCACCGTAATTTGTATTGTTTGGGCATTTAACACTTCCATTGTAAACAGACTTATTATGCTGTTCAGGAAACTCCAAGATATGCCACAAGCCTTTAGCATTATCTACAAAGTATATTTCTCCATTGTCTGCTTTTTTAAATATTCCAATACGGCCATTCTCTGATTTGCTTTTACCTTCAAGCTCCATCTCAATAGTCAAAATTTGGTCATTAAGCTCATTCAAGTTAAAGTGACACGCATTGTTTGAATCTTTAAATACTTCTTGCCATTCAAAGGGGTACATACGAACCCACTCCGATAACTTATCAGGGTTGTTTGATAACAAAGACCTTCTCTCTTGAATGTATTGCTTTGCTCCTATCTTTGGATTAGGGCAAGCTTTCTTTCCTGTTGTGGGGTCTGTAAGTTTAGCTAAATACGAAGTTTGTTCGGGAGTAGGATTTTCAATTACGGAGTTACCATACTTATCAATATACCCAAAATACCCACGATAGCCTTCAAGGAAAAATCTTTTAAGTCGTGTTTCTGTTTGACCAACAGTATCCAACTTGCCTAAGTGATTAGAGCCAATCCATATATTCTTGAAGTTGTTACCTCCCTTGTCGCCCCTGTTTACAGAGCTAAATACAGATACGTGACCAATGACAGACGCACCGATAACAAGAGTTTCACTTATCTTGGCTAAACATATTTCTACATTTGCCTCTTCCCATTTGGCTGCCTCGTCTATTGTAATGTTTCTTGCCCTACGACCATCATAAGCGTTCTCCGCAGTTGATAACCAGTTGATACGATTGTTCTTACCCTTATCGCCTGAAACAGTTTTATTATTAGTTGATATTCTGCTTCTTGGCTTGGCTATATGAAGTTCTGTTTCAGCTACTTTTGCTAAGTCGGGCATCAGAAACTCTGGCAAGTTTTCTAATCCATTCTTTACCATCAAGTACATTTCCTTCGCATCCGTACCTGTCTTAGATACAATACCTTGCAAAGTGTTTTCTTCAAGTAAGCCTATGAGTAGATTTATTGATGCTTTCATTGAAGAAAGACCAACACGCCTCCCCTTAATTCCACAATCCCCTAACGTAAAGTCATCTTCTTCGCAAAGTTGATAAAACCTGAAATACTCTAATGAGGTATCTTTGAATATTGGGTATATACCCTCTTGTAGCATGAACCATTGATGAAAGAAATAAGCGTACTTGTTAAAGTAAACAGCTTCACCACATATCATTATCCAAGCTCCTGTATGAAGTCTTTCTATTTCATCTTCATACCATTCAATCTGACCTTTTGATGGTTTCTCGTGCCATACAAAGCCTTCTTCTGGGTCTGTATTCCAATTCCATTGTAAGTACGTTGTATCTCTGCTCCATACTTGGTCACGCCTCATTAAATCTCTGCCCCTAACATATTTAGGCACTTCAGGAGTAATGTACTCCAAGCCTTGAAGCATAATTTTAATTTGTCTTGCCATTCAACTTGCTCTTTATCCTTCTTTCAGTCTTTTCAAAAATACTTTCACCTGCAACTCCATCTTCCTTGTTATCTTCAATGCTTCTTAAAGCTTCTACAACATCAGAGAATGATTTTATCTTATCAGACTTGTCAATTAACTTTATAAAGGTATCTACAATCTTGTGAGATATTTCTACATCGTTCCCATCTTCATCCTGTTGGCCATTTGCCATCATGTCAATATCGGTAGCTATCTTACCTGCCATTGAATCAATAGAAGTTATCAACCTCAATGTGTTTGAGCCATTGATAGCATTAACCTTGTCCTCTAACTTTTTTATATAAATATCAACATCTTTTATGCCACTACGGAGATTTTCTAATTTTTTACCTACCATGATTTTAGAATTTGAATTTTACAGGTAATGATTTTTCCTGGTCTTCAGTTTTTTTATTGTACTCCTTTAAGAGCAATCTCATATCTTTATTTATCTCTCTTGAAAATACTGTAAACTTCTTTTTGCCAATTAAACTTACACAAAAAGTATTTATCCTACCCTCAAGCTTTTCAATTAACCCTGCATCTGTTAGTACAATTAAACAATTAGCTGCTGTATTTTTATTAAACCCAAACAATACTGCATCCTTGTGAGTAAAGTATTTGAAATGATTAATTACGATAAACATATTCAACTCATTAATTGTAAGTTGCTGACTTTTATAAAACTTTGTTAATACAGGGTACGCAGTAATAGCATCTAAAAAATAACTTGCGTTTATTCTTTCCCTTAGTATTTTATTATTTAAAAGAGTGTTAGCCTTATGATTTATTCTTTTATTGGCAATAGTCTTGGTATATTTTTTTACGCGAACCGCTGACTTTCTTTTATAAACCCTTTGAATCCTATCAGAAAATTTATTCTTTACAACATCGGCTTTGTTTAAAGCATGATGATTTGAAATCTTTAGCTTTCTTAATTGTTCTTTTAGCTTGGCTATTACCTTGCTCTCTTCGGTTTCAAAAAGGTCTAAAGAATAATCAATAGTTTCTTTTGAATTTATTGCTCTTCTCATAGCTCTTGAAGGAGTAACCTTTAAAGCGTTACTACCCACAATAGCAACTCCTTGAGGATTGATAAGACCAGACTTTCTATAAGTAGCCTTATACGTTACAAAGTTTCTACAACAAACAGTTTTATTAGCCTGAAGCTCACGCATTATAATGGTATGATAGGCGTGTATTGTTCCCCTTACAATATCTTGCGTTTGCTTTGACTTCTTAGAAATTTCTTGAATTATATCAAATTCATCAACTCTATTTTCTTTATCCATATTAATCAAGTGATGCAATAACCCATTCAGGAGTTATCTTAACATATTTTTCTTGATATACATCAATTTCGTAATGGTAATTATCTTCTGTTATTATTGTGCTTCCTACTTTTATTTTTGAGTTTCTTGGAGCATGAGTAATAATAAGCTTTAATGGCTCTCTCTTGTCATTAGTAGAACTTAAATATATTCCCGATGCTGTTTTAGGGGCTTCAATAACTATCTGCCTTGCAAGGAACGTATCGTCTGCCATCTCAAAATCATCCTTGCCATTTATCTTAAAAAATATAGTGTTAAATGGAATATACTTTATCCCATCAATAATTAATGAAGTGTTATACTGCAAGTAATGCACAAACACTAAATCATCTTTTTGCAGTCCATATTTTTTATTTGGTTTAATAATCTTTGCTATCTGTGGGCTTGTTGCTTTTAAGTCTTTATTGTTTTCGTAC